ACGGAAAAAAACAAAACTTTACCGGCAGTTAAAATTACTCCAGCCGACAACCATATAACCTGTCAATATGGCGTCTAAATCTATGTATTTGATTGGTTCTAATGAGTCTATTGTCACGCAAGAGAATCGATTTGGTAAAAATCCAATTTATCCCTCTGAGTTTTTCAAGAAAAAGGAGAAACCTACCGTCACCATCAAGACCTCAGTTTTGTCCACTGAAGGCCTCAAAGCTGTTGTGATTGAAGGCCTCAGGAACGCTACATTGCACTCTGATGTCTTCTTGACATGGTTGTACAGATCGAACTTTGGAGCCAAACTCAAACTGGAAGAGAAATGGACATCATTTGGAATTAAAATTGGAGATGAAGGCGAAGAGATCTCCTTCAGAGATTTGGTGACCGTGAAAGAGGAAGGAGTTCTGGACACCAGCAGCCTAGTAGGAGATGCAGATGCTGCGAAGGCCTGTAGTGACCTGGGAGTGGCAATTGTTGGCCTAAGCACTTTCAGGTTGTCTGGAAAGCAAGAAAACCAGGCAAACCACAGAAAGAAGTTGGCCGAAAGAATTGAGGCTCTGTCTGAGAATGAACTCAAAGGGAAACTCAGTGTTATTCCGAATAGAGGGCTCTCCACTTTGTGGATGATGGACAAAAACTTTCTGAAAACTTGCGCAGCAGTTGACATGTTCTTTTACCGATTCCCGCTTTCTGAAGATGCAAAATGCAGAGTGAGTCTTATGGGCTGCAGATACAAGGATTGCTCGGCTTTTGTAGCTATGGGTTACATGTGCCGCATAACTGGCCTTTCAGAAGCTGACCTACTATCCTGGGTTTGGCTTGAAAGAGTTGGGAAGCAAATTGTTGCAATTCTCAAGTCCGGAGAAGAGTGTGAAGCTGAGTACAGTTACTTTCCTTATCAGTCCAGCTTTTGCTTGACGCCTTGCAGTGCCTACTCTGTGACACAGAATCCAGATCTTTATCTCTGGATTCAACTTACAGGGTGCTTGTTGCTGAACAAAAGAAGCTTAAATGCGATCAAGTCAGGGGATGTCAATACCTATGATGTGGGTAAGATGGCTACTATGCTAGGCTTTGCTTGCAGCAGATCATTCAGCTTCAAGAAGATCTTCTCAGAGAAAGCAGGAGACACGTCCAAAGTGAGTGGAGACACTGAGAAGAGTATAGGTGGATCACCTACCGGGAAAAACGGAGAAACTTGGCTGAGATTCTTTGTCAATGGAGGAAAAGTGATGCCGGATGAAGTTAAAGATTGGTTCAAAGAGTGCCAAGACAAGATGCCAGCAACACGACCTGACACTGTAGGTGATCTGCTGAGGAGCCTGGTTCTCTAAAAAAACAGCTGACAACAGTCCATGAAAAAAACATGTCCTTTGACGCTTTCGAGTTTCCTAGTGATATCGCAAAGGTAGCAATTGGCACTGCTATCAAAGCTGACATAATGGAAGAAGAAAACGATGTCGAGTACACAACAGATGCTGCAGAGGCTAAAACAAAGCAAGATATCCAGATACCTGAATCAGAAGGAGGATGGACTTGGGAAAATCCCGTAGAATCTGGTTCTAAAGGGAAAGAGAAGAAAACATTGACCTACAGCTCGGATGAGGAATCAGGGAATGAGACGGATGACAAAGAAGATTCCAAAGACCAGACAGAGATAACTGAATCAGGGGATACTTTTGGTCCGTTGGAGTACCCCAAGATGGTTGAGCTGACTTATCCTAGTAAAAGTTTTCGTAATAAAGATCCAGGGAAATTATTTGAGTGGGCCATCACAAGCCTTTTCGACCAGTTGGGAGTCAGAAAGCTCCACTTCAAGACTGACAGGAAAAAGGGAACATGCCAGATTATGTTTGACGGTATAAATTCATTGAAGTTCGGAAGAGCTTTGGAACCCGAACAACTTGCGTTTACCAAAAAGCCTGAAACTCCACCTCCTCACAGCTCTCCTAAGAAACCATCTGCTCCGCGTCTCGTTGAAGTCATAGAGGCGCAGAAAGAGACTAGGACAGTCTTTAAGGAAGGACCGAGTCCACAAAAAATGCAGTTCTTACTAGAGCTGAAGAAAGGAATCAGAGTTAGAGATATCGAGGGAGACATGGTCTGTGTCAGACTAAGAGACCTTGCAATTTCGGAGGAGGAAGTGCTGGGAACAGAATTCTCAGGAGATATGGATCCCGTAACCTGGTTGTCTGAACTTAAAGACCAATTCCCTCATCTGAAGAGGATTCTTGCTATGGTGGATTTTGAAGAACCATGAAAAAAACTGACAACAGTCACCATGAATTTCCTATTCAAGAAGAAGAAGTCCTCTGAGTCTTTGTGGGGGAATTCCTCTAAAGCTCTTGTATCTGCACCGATTATGAAGAATTACAAGGTTGAATGTAAAATAGAGCTGAATGTTCACAACAAAGTGAACGGTCCAGATGACATTGTCGACATATACAGAGATTACTGCAGCAATTACTGCGGAGTTATTCAATCTAGACCTTTGCATTGCTTTATCATGGCTTTAGGGATCTGTCACATTCAAAGAAAACAGGGGATGTCTCAAGGAGGAGATTACCTTTGTGAATATAAAGGTAAAATTCAACTGCAACTAGGAGAAGGAGCAGATCCAGGAGTCTGTCGGTCTTATCAGATTCACAGAAAAAGAATCAGTCACCCTGCTATGTTGGCTTACATACTCGGGAACACTGTCTTTGAGGAAATTTCAGATGAAGGAGTGGGTTCTGTAGAGACAATGACAAAAGAAGGGAGAATTGAATTCAAGAAGCTGGTTGCAGCATCACCTTTCATACTGAGGAGTGGGAAATCACGTACTCAGATCTGTGCAAGACCATGATTGTGTTGTCAGTGGATTATTTCTATATTCCAATCCTTTGGATCCTAAAATTGCTTCGAAACTGGGCTTTGAGATTATGTATAGGGTCATATTGTGTAGATAGTGGGATAGAAGGGGCATCTCCGGTGACAAGTCAGGTTATAAGTAAGTGTCAGCAGATATTGAGGCAAGCTAGAGATAGAAATTTGGAGAGATGGAGAGAGCTTGCCAATGAAGCATTACTTGACTTGTTTCCTGATTGATACCATGAAAAAAACGACATCAGTCATAATGTCTCAAGGATATGGATTACTTTTTCTTGTTAGTGGAGTTCTCTCGCTTACTGCTGGTTATGTTTTTCACTACCCCATTGAAAAAGATATTCATTGGTATCCAGCTAATCATAGTAGTCTTCGGTGCCCTATACGCAGTGCTAGCATCACTGACACCCCTACAGGTGGGGTCACTATTTCAATACCCTCAAATCCAAGCAACAATGATCTTCCTGGATTCAGTTGTCACAAAACTGAATGGATTTCAGAGTGTACTGAAACGTGGTATTGGAGCACTGATGTCAAGCAGTACATCAGACCAGTGAGTGTCACAGCAGATGAATGTAAGAAAGCTCAAAGGGACAAAGAGGTTGGGACAGAAATAACTCCTTTCTTTACAGCTCCAGTTTGTCAGTGGTCTAATACAGTGAGAAAAGTCAATTCTTTTGTCATCACAAACAAAAAGAATGTCAAATTTGATCCTTATAACCTAGATTTCATTGATCCAATCCTTGTAGGTGGGAGATGCAAGGGAAACCAAGAATCCTGCCCGACTATCCAGGCTGGGGTTATTTGGCTCCCGAGACTTCAACCAACCAAGGCAACTTCCTGGACTAATATATATGCAAAGTACAAAAGAGTTGGACCCCATATGGGAGATTGGAAATTTTGGGGAGGAGGCATGCCAACTTCGACATTCAAAGATGCTTGCAAGATGGAATTCAGAGGCAAGGAAGGCATAAGGGTCTCTAGTGGGTTTTGGTTTCACATTCCTCAAATGGATGATGTAGAATTCAAAACTGAGTACGGGAAACTAGCTCATTGTGTGAGTTCTAAAGAGATCAAGTTTCCTTCAGCTCATGAAGAAGTGGCAGAGCACGAAATGGAAATCCAGGATTTAATTCTAACTCTTCGATGTCGAGACATCATAGACAAGTACGAAGAAACAGGGAGTATTTCCTTCATGGATCTCGCCCTGTTTGATCCGGACAATGAAGGTCCTGCACATATCTATCGGATCAACAAAGGCAAATTGGAGGCTGGATTGGTCAACTATGGGGAATGCAAAGTGAGCAAAAAGGGAGATCCTGCAGAATCGGCATGTGTGAAGGTCATGGACAACGGTCAAAGAAGTCCTATTTTCTTTCAAGATTGGGTCCCTACAGGAATTAAGGGAATACAAAGCGGCTTCAATGGCCTATATAGAGAAAATGGAGAAATCAAACATGCAGGCTATAATTTGTTCCAAAACAAGCTGACTGAGTCTGACATTCAAAGAATGGAGTTGACACCTATCCACCATCCTGTGCTCCTTTCACTCTCTGATGTAGCTCCCGGACTCAATGTGACCTTTGATCAGACAGGAGAAAGAGGAGAGTTGGATTTAGATCTACTTCCAGGAATTACAGGAATATGGAGAAAATTTGTTGAGTATCTATCTATGGCTGCCCTAATTCTAACTCTTATTGTTTCGATTTTTGTTGTGTGGAAATGCTGTATCTCTAATCATCTCGGACCATCTAAGAAAACGTCTGAGATGGAATATTTTGAGTGACATAGCTTGATCATGAAAAAAACGACAGCGATGTCATCAAAATGGAAGAATATGAATTTGATTATTTTGACTTCAATGATGAAATTGACCTTGAAACGGATGATTTCAATTTACAAGATGATGAGGAGAGTAGTTTTGAGGTACCGAAGGATCTATTGTCTCTTTCGAAATATGATTATAATTTAGATTCCCCTATTATTATAGATAAGATTGTTGAGTTGACAAAATTTGTTCAAGGAAAGAGTGCAGTGAGCTTGTTTGTTGGTCCAAATTTCCCTTTCTACAGAGATTTGTTGAATTTAGAAAGAGTGGTTTTGAGTGATTTGTGTGACCCCTTGATGCCTCATGATTTTATACATCAATATATAACCGAACCTGTCAAGCTTTCTCGGGAGTTTTCTCTTATGCTAAAAAATACAGAAGCCGATGCAAACTGTTTATCTGAAATTGTGACTGCATTTTTCAATCATCTGGGTGATTACTCAACTGGTACTACAGCACCTGATGTTACCTCAGAGATTATTCAGTATGGAGAGAAGTTTTTAGAATTGCACAAAATTGTCATAATGATGAACAACTGTAATTGTGCCAGAGGGTCAGAGTTAGGGTCTCTCTTTGGATCTTCCTTTTCACCTAACATTTATCATAATTCACCCAAGTGTGAAAGGCATTACTTTAAGTTCAAGAGTTCCTCGGTCGGTGACCTGATCATTACAAAAGATTTTGTTTATAGTAAAACTTTCAATATACTCATTAGCAGAGAACACATTCTGATGATTAAAGATATCTGCTTAGCCAGATTCAATTGCTTCGTTCATCTTGAGATGACTCATCAGAAGAGAGACGATTTCAAGAATTGGTTAAAAGCTGGAGATACTTGTTTACTCCATTATCAGGAGAACGCATACAAAATTTTCAAGATGACAGAACCAATCTGCAACTCTCTCATGTCAGATTATGGTAGTGAGATTATACCTGAATTTCCTAAATTCACTGATTTCTCCTGTTTCATCAACAACGAATTATTCAATATTTCGGCCCAGTTTCCTAAAGCACGAGATTATTTTGACATGACTATGAGGGGAGATCTTCGAGACATCCTGATAAAATATGGCTCTTTCAGGATCTTTGGTCACCCTATGATCAACTACTTAGAAGGATTGGAGGACTTATATACCTTGACTCATGAACCCAAGATGATTGATTTAAATTTCATTGAGGTTTTAGCTAGTGATTTGGCGTTCATAGTTCTAGAGAAGAAGTTCAAAGAAGACAATCTCTGGTATGTTGACAGAGACCAAATGCCTGAAGATCATATCCTGTACAAGTATGTCAGAGAGAATGCCTGGCCACCAGTTAATGTTATCCAAAAAGTTGGGGATAATTGGCACAGACTACCGCTAATAAGATGTTTTGACCTTCCTGAATTCATTGATCCTTCAGAACTGTACAGTGATAAGTCACACTCTATACAGAGATCTGAGTTGTTTGACCATATACTCAGAAATAACAACAGCCCTATCCCTACATGCCGAGTTCTGGAAACCCTGCTCAAGAAACCGAATACCAACTGGATGAAGTTCTTACAAGAGGTTAACGACCAGTGTTTCGAGAAAGATGATCTTATAATTGGATTGAGAGCAAAGGAGAGAGAGTTGAAGAACAAAGGACGATTCTTTGCACTGATGTCTTGGAGACTTAGAGAATATTTTGTGGTCACAGAATATTTGATCAAAAAGCATTACATCCCTTTGTTCAAAGGCTTGACCATGGCGGATGATCTAAATACAGTAATAGAAAAGATGATTCAGAGCACAAGCGGTCATGATAGAGAAGATAGCCGAAGACTTGTCACCGTCTGCAACCATTTGGATTATGAAAAATGGAACAACAATCAAAGGGATGAGTCAAACCATGCGGTATTCAAAGTGATGGGCCAATTTTTAGGATTTCCCAATTTGATAACTAGAACCCATGAGATATTTCAGAAATCCCTTATTTATTTTGTAAATAGACCAGACCTCATGACAACCCAAAACGGAGAAATAATCAACAGAACAGAACAACGAGTCTGCTGGCAAGGACAGGATGGAGGATTAGAAGGTTTAAGACAAAAAGGTTGGACTATTACATCTATGTTGATGCTGCTCAGAATTCCCCGGAAAAGAAACACGTTGATTAGAACACTAGCACAGGGTGACAATCAAGTTGTGATTACAACTTACAGACCGAGGACAGCGCGGAATGAAGCAGAAAGACTGGGTATTTACAAAGAAATTAAAGAGAATAATCGAAAAATCATGGAAGAGGTTGATAGAGGAGCAGTTAAGATGGGTCTTCGAATCAAGAGAGAAGAATGTATGCAAAGCATAGGATACCTCAACTATGGAAAGATCGTGATTATCAACGGCATTCTGTATCCACTAGTGTCCAAAAGATTGGCACGAATGAGTGCCATAAGCAATGATCAATTACCAACTATGGCTAACATATTGAGCACAGTAGGATCCAACATGTTGACCGTTGCACACTTTTCAGTCTACATAAAACCTGTTGTGTTGAGTTATTGTTGGTTTGCTTCTTTCTTTAGAAGAGTGTGGGAAATGTATAGTTGCATCTTAGGAACAAACATCAAGAGCATGCTTCCTAAAAATGTTGCAGATCATCGGCATTATATAGTTAAGATGACATTCTGTGATCCATCTCTTGGCGGAGTCTGCGGAATATCACTAAATAGATTCTTGATCAGAGGATTCCCTGACAGTGTAACAGAAGGTTTGAGTTTTTGGAAGATTGTCCATTCCCAGACTGACAAAGATTGGCTAAAAGATTTATGTGTATTGTTTGGCAATCCCCGGACAAATGTATTCACTAGGAGTCACTTTAAGAAGCTACTTGAGAAACCAGACTCTCTGAACTTGCCCGGAGGGATGACACCAGCATTATTATTAAGAGACAAGATATTAGAAGGTATGGAAAACCAGGTGAAAGACATAAAGAACGAGATGATTGTCACTGCAATCAACTATAAGAAAGATGAGGAGGATAGGGTGCTAACCTGGTTAGCTTCTCATCAGCCATGGTATCCCAAATTTCAATCGGAGTTTTACAGCTCCACCTTTCTCGGTATAGTCGAAAGTCAAATCGGAATGTTTCAAAATGCCAGAACAATAAGGAACATGATGAAGAAAAAGATTGAGGTGGAATTTAACGAAGTCCTAATTAAAAGTGAGATAAGCAGCATAAGATCGGTAACAGTAAAACCTCAAACAATTGGCAAGATATGGGAATGCAGTAACACTCAAGCTAATCGTTTGCGATTAGAGAGTTGGGGAAACAAAATATACGGGATTACAGTAACTCATCCTTCTGAAATGCTGGGTAGAACAGGATTAGGGAGTTTGTGTTGTGAAATCTGCAACGCTCAAAATGAACCATACGTGACTGTCATAGTGCCAAAGGGGTTTCCGAGATCCATGGATTCAAGGGGACAATATCCCAGCTATTTAGGATCGAAGACTGCCGAATCAACAGCCCTGATCAATCCATGGGAAAAAGAAACAAAGATCCCTCTGATCAAAAGAGCTAGTCATATGAGAGTTGCTATGGGTTGGTTTGTTCCGTCCAATTCCACTATTGCTCAATCAATTTTTAACAATTTGAAAAGTCTGACAGGAGAAGATTGGAGTACTGGGCAGTTGGAGAGTTACCAAAGAACTGGAACAGCAGCACACCGATACGGTTGTAGCAGACAAAGCTCAGGAGGTTATTGTGCACAAAATCCATTGATATCAAGCCATATGATCACCACGACAGATACTCTCGGAGATTGGGCTAGCAAGAACTATGACGTTATGTTCCAATCGGTGATTCTGTATTGTCAGTATCTGACTTTCTCAAAATACAAACACCTCTCTGAGGGCTTTTCTGTACATCATCATTTCGGATGTAAAAAGTGTCCAGAAGAGATAATAGAGAAAAGCATTGAATGCCCTACAACTCTGACTCTGCCTGACACATCTTCCATCATCAAAAGTTGGTTGCCGACAAACGTCCAATTCTCTGAAGTGAACAAAATTGTTCTCCTCAAAAACATAGACTTTGAATCAATTCCTCTTTGGAGTATAAATTACCAGATAGGGTTGACAACAGGTTATCTATTCGGAACCTCCTCGTTGAATGGGAAAGAGATGTATGATCAATCTGCACTGTTTCCCCAAACAATCAAGAATAAGATAGATCCAGAGAATTACTGTGCTGGGTTGATCAAAGGTTTCATGATAGTAACTGCGACCCATATTGTGACAAAGAAAATATTGATAAACACAGGAAGCATTCGGATGATTTTGGAGGGTCTTCTTTCTACTCTCATATTGAGACTGAGCAGTGATAGATCATTTCTATCTATCACACGAGACGCTAACTTGGGCCAGTACTTTGAGACATTCCCTCATAAGATACCAGGAAGTTATCCTCAAAACTCCATGGATATGGGGTTGATCTGTAAGTGTGCTCTCAACAAAATTATGAGAAACGGACTGAGAAAGTTGTATCACAAGAAATTAAGTGATTCCGGACAATTGCTGATATTTCCGGAAACGAATGATCCAGTATCCATTTGTGGACTCTTAATAGGTCTGGAGATCTTAAAACAACTCACTAAACATGATCCTCCTACTAGATCGGAGGTGGACAAACTAAAAGGACTAAAAGAGTTATTAGTCAACTCAATCAACAAAAACATTCCGACTGAATGGGTCAGCAATCAAAAGAACATACACATAACAAATTCAGAAATTAGATACATTCTCAAAATGAGACCGACAGAGTACCTTTGCGACAGACAATCGCTTATGACATGGGGGCAAGAATTCACATGTCCAGTAGATCAAATCTTGATTTCAGGTTCATCAGAAAAGAGTCAACTCACAAGCAGGCTCATTCCAAAGATCAAAAATCCGACAATTAGTAGCTTGAGGACAGCCCAACTGGCAACAGGATCCCATTACAAAGTGAGGAGTATTCTTAAACAGAATAAACCGTATGTTCAGGATGGGATATGTGGTGGAGACGGTAGTGGAGGTCTTGCTGCTATGATGTTGAGACTGTATAAATTCTCTAGAGTGGTTTTTAACAGTCTTCTAGACATCCAAGGGGATGATTTGAAAGGAAGTAAACCCTCTTGTCCTAGTGCTGTCAAAGCAATGGGAGTTGATAGTGAGAGGTGTGTCAATATGAACGAAGTTTGGCAATGTCCTTCTGATCTATCTCAAAGAGCAACTTGGGAATACTTTGTCACATGTAGAAAGAGATATAGTCTCAAATACAACTTTATCATACTAGATATGCAAGTAGTAGAAGATACAATTCAGGATAAGATTGACTTACTCTTCGTAGAGTATGCACAAAAATTACTGAAACAGCAATGTTTTGTCATTTACAAAGTTTACCTGTCCAGACTATTTAAAGAAAACAATGTGGTAGAGAGAATGTGGCCTGTATTTGACAAAATCTATCTGAGCAGAACAGATTTGTCATCTAGTCATACTAGTGAGGTTTACATTTACGCAGAAGATATGAATCCAAAGAAGAAGCATTACGAACCAGATTGGAAAGACTGTGACCAATGGATATCTCAACAGTTCTGTTTTAGAGACAATACTCAAGAGTTGACTAGGGCACTTAGGTATGTCAGGCAGGATTTATCTATAGGAGTGCCAGGTGTCTTGATAAATGATATCAAGGATGAAATTGTCTCCATTCTACAGATCTTGGATCTGACAAGCAGACTGAGTGTCATCATAGGGTCTGTCGTCAGCGAGTTCCAACACAGAGATCTTGAGGTGTTGAAATTCTTCAAACTGTCAAGCACATATTTCATTCTTCGGAGGAATGACTTTAAGCACAAAGCCAGCAATACTGAAGTGGAAAATGCTCTAATTGTGCTATGTGCTTGTTTTTTAGCAGAGAGTCTATTAAAGGAAAATGTTAAATTGAACAATTTGGCATTGAATATCATAAATCACTACGGCTGGATTTACTTTGATTTAGAGAGCAACAAATGGTCTTTGAACACGCCTTTTAAACAAGGATTCACCAAAACAGTTCGGATTGATTCTAGAATATCACTGGTTCAGCATATCACGAGATGTTTTTGCAGAATTGCAGGACCATCAAAAAGGATCAAGGAAGAGAATCGTGAAGTAGATAGAATGTTGCAGAAGATAATCAAGGCATGGTCTGTCACAAAAATTGAAGAGAAAGCTGGAGTAAGTCCTTTGAACAGTTGTATAATAGTTCCAAAATACATAAATGAAGAAGAGATCAAAGATCATGAGGTTCAATATACCATTAGAGAGTAAAATCCTAAGAAGTCAAAACAGCTTGCACATATAATGAAAAAAACCACCTAGATGCATTGAGATAATTAAGCATCTATTCGGTTTTTTGTTTTTCCGT